GGCTTCGACCTGCTTAATGTCCTCAGCGGAAATCTTTGTATCATGTGCAATTTTACAAGCGCAAAAGTGAGCCAATCGCTTACACTTTAAGCAGCCTTGTTTCTTGGCTTTCTTTCGGCTTTCTTCCAGTCTATCTTCATCCTCAAAGTGAGTTATTGCCAATTCTCTTAGCAATTCCATCAATTCGAAGGTTTCGAGATTGCGACTGTCACCATCTTTCCACTTGTAGTACTGTCGAGACTTCGATCCATTTTCAGAATACACAATTTCATACAAATCAAATTTGTGATAATTGTGTGATCCATCACATTTTCTAGAATCGAATCGGCCGTTTTCATCGGCAAATTCTGGTTTTACTTTCATGTACAGAGATCGGTATCTTCTGCACCAAGCTCCAGGTGTCTTAGCAATGTGGATAAAAGGCTCTTCAGTGTTTCCAGTTGAAACGACACTGATGTGTTGGCAAGTGATCTTTGCCTTATCCTCGATATTTGATCGATTGGGATGGAAAGGCACAGGATCGACTAATGCCAAAGCCGTTGTGTAAGCTGTCTCGAGGGATTTCGCAAATTTCTCTTTGACAGCAGAAGCTTCATTCAATGTAATACATTGGGTGCTATTCGTCAATTCGTCTTGGTACTGAGATTGAGCATTCATTTCAGCACAATCAGACTGACGATAAGCAACACCCCTGGCCATGCAGATCTGTTCGTGGATATCTGCAGTGATGAAAGATTTGCCCACCTTGGGTGCTCCGTGGATGTGAATTCCACAGGCGACCTTTACAGCATCGATTTTTAACACGAAATCTTTGACGTCGTTGTATAAGACGCTGACATCGCGTATCAGAGATGATGACTGAAGGGTTGTGAACTTGTCTCTTTCAAGTTTGATCAGTTTGACTAGTGTATTGTACACTGTTTCAATCTTTACAAATTGAATTTGACGCTCTTCCATCGTGGAACAACCACTGCGGCGCACATCAATAAACCACTGTTTAACCTCGTAGAAACTCTGGTGGCACGTAGATAGTGCTCCAGAATTCAAAATAGCGGGTTGTAAACTGCGTTGTTCAAAGCATGCGACTCCGACAGTAGAAATCCAGTTATACACCTTCAAGACATGGTCAATGAGGTCAACGCCGTTGATTGTTTCAGCATTAGCGTGCTTCATGATATTGTCATGGAGAGGATGACTGAATTCCACATTTTGA